ATGACTATATTTTGGACTTGAATTTTCTTGATAAATTTTAATAGAATCTAATCCATTTGTAATTTCTGGTTTTGTAACATTTGGCGTTGTTGTATAAAATTTTTTACGAAATGCATTAATAACTATATCTGGGATTTGCGGGCTTGTTTCCAACAAACGGTCTAATTGATCACGAATAATTTTTAACATATCATTAGGTACCATTCGTTCATTTCGTGGCAAAGCTAGTTCTATTGTAATAAAACGATGAATTTTTGAATATGTTGTACCAACTGCTTTATGAGTTTCTGCTCTTTTACCCCATCCAAAATAACTTGAAACTGTATTTAACAGACCAACACCAAGCGTAACAGAACCAATAGCTACGTTTGATATAGTTGAACCAGGAAATAATGTTTGTGATCCAATTGATGCTGTTCCTGAAATTGTTGATAACAAAATTGTAGGAAGTGTTATATAGTTATCTAAATTTGTATATCGTTTTTGTGATTTATCATGGAGCCATGCATAACATAAAGAGCGTTCACCCTCTTGTGCCAAAACCTTTTCAAGTTGGGAATTCCAGGTGACTTTCCCAGACAGATCATCCTCCATTATTTAATAGATGAATTTTCATACGAGATGAGTAGTATAGAAAATGGACGCAGATATTATTCGCCAAACAATCAAGGATTGGATTTCTTTTGATGATGAAGAGCGTAAACTTCGTAATCAAATTAAAGAACTACAAAAAAAGAAGACAGAACATTCTGGTAAAATTTTGGAATTTATGAAATCAAACGAAGTAGACAACTTTGCTTTGGAAGGAAATGGCGTTGGTAATATCAGCAGAAGTGTTCGTACATCTCGTCCAGCTCTAAAGAGATCACAAATCCGTACACAACTTCTACTTCAGTTTGCAGATCAGCCACAGAGAGTTGCAGAAGCTCTTCGGGCAATTGAAGGTATTCCTGAAGGAGAAGATAACATGTCTATTGGTGGAGTTCAGCGTGAGCTACTAGTAAGACGTATTCCAAAGGTAAAAAATACAGTTGGATTAGCGTTAAGTTAATTTAAATAAATAGTTTCATAGCATCTTTTGCTGCTAATTGTTCTGCTTGTTTTTTAGTTATAGCTGTTCCAACACCAATATGAAATCCATTTGCATCAATTACTGCCATGGTATACAGATTGATTGAAGCAGAAATAATTACATATGTGGGTGTATGATGGTATTTTGATTGATATAGTTTTTGTAGTTGTTCTTTAAAGTTTCGATTATTTCTCAAGATTGTTGGAATATCAATGTATGTTTCAATTAATGCAATAATAAAGGATGATACAATTTGGAAATCATTTTTAGATTCAATCCAAAGTGCACCAATAAATGCTTCCAAAATATCACTTAACTTTTTAGTATTTGTTCTACCATTACAGTTTTCTTCATTGTGTCTTGATATGATATAAAACTTATCAAGACCCAACTTCTGACTGAGTTCACCTAGCTTCTCATTACATACAATTTCTTTTTTAAGATCCGTAAGAAATCCTTCATTCTCATCAGGATATCGTTTGAATAGATAAGTAGAAACTGCTGCTCCTAGAATTGTATCTCCCAAATGTTCGAGACGTTCGTATGACTCCTCGAACAAGTTCAAGCAGTTTGATGGGCATGATGCTAATTCGGTTTCTTCTCCAGTAGGTGTTGTATACTTATACTTTTTTACATATGACGAATGAACCATTGCTTTTTGGAAAAGTTCATTTGATTCTACAGTAAACTTCGTTTTATGTATAGTTAAAACTGACTGGATATCTCTCTTGGAGAACAGCCGATTGCTCGTGTTATAGGGGTTGTAAAGCATCATCTTTTAATGTTTTCTGTATCGCTTTTTTAAAGTCCGTTTTCTACGACTTCCACCAGAGGAAGGAGCAAGATGAGGATCTACTGTTGCTACAATCACTCGCCACTTATTAGATACTTCCTTCCATCGTTCAGGATATCTTTCTTTAAGAGTATCCAATGATGAAATTAAGGATGTTGTTACATTATCCTTAAAGTGTTCGACAAAAATTGGAAAAAAATCTTCAGCTTTATCAATTGCTGTTCCTAGAAAGGATAGTGCCATTATTTATTAAGCGATTTGTTTTACTTTGCAACAGTTCTTGTTATTGCAAATTCATTTGATACAATATCTGCCTTCTTTTCCTGAACGATATAGTTAAAACAATCTTCACCATTTCCAAGCTTGTGAACATCAAAGTACACCTCAAGAAATCCTTTTAGTTCTGATTGGGACAAAGAGAACGGCTTTGACCAAGTTTGAGGACGCTGAATCTTAATTACAGAACCATCATCTTCAAGTTTTAGATGCTTGAACTCGTTAAAACCATCTTGCTTTAGAATATCAATCATCAAAACTTCAACACCCTTACGAGTCTCACGAAGCCCATAAACTTGTGCATTTAAAGTACGCAATTCATCATCGTACGTACGATACTCACGAGTCAACTCACGAAGTTTGGTAATTTGATTCTGCATTCTGTATTGATTTATTTTTTTTGGCTCGAAGATAATCCGTTTTTGAAATAAGAATGTCATACGACATTAAAGAAATTGAAAATTTGAGAAAAGTTTACAATAGTGAACATCCTCAAACACCTGTTCCAGATGGTTCAATGGAGCAAATATGGGATACACTAAAGAGTAGATTTCATGACAAGTGTAAAACAGGGTCAACCGAATGCATTATGACATCGATGCTTTCCAAACCTAAAGCACCTAATTCATGGGTAACAAATCCCGAACAATGGTTATCATCAGATGATATTGAAGCTCTTGAAAAGCAATATATGAAACAGTTTTCAAATTACTATTTTGTAGGTGCATTCCCTATTGATTTTGATAAGCGTAGCAAAACAGGTGCTTGTTTAGTTAGTGCATTATGCTCTATGGATATTAATAGTTTATATAAGAAAGGTTATACTCAAATCGGTATTGTTTTTAATACCGATGTAAGTACAGGTCCTGGTCAGCATTGGATTGCATTGTTTTGCGATATTCGTCCTGAATTAGAATTTCCTCGTATTACCTATTTTGATTCATACGCACATAAACCAGAGAAGGAAATTGTTATTTTGATGAAACGTTGGAGAGAACAGTGGGATGCTACAAAAGTTCACTCAAAGCCAATGGTTATGTCATTCAACAAAACTCGCCACCAATATGAAGATACTGAATGTGGTATGTATGCAGTATACTTTCATTACTGTTGTTTAATGAATATTCCGATGGATCAACGGATTCCCGATGAAGTTGTAAGAGGGTTACGAGGAATGTTATTTCGTGTTGGAAAGAAATAATGGAGACCCTTGAAAATGCTATGCCTTCTGGCATTTGGGTAATTTTATATGTATTTATTGGAGCTGCAATTGTGTGGGCACTTTCATCAGTGTATGGAGCAATACAACCCACAAAAACAAAAGCTATGACAACAGCTACTCCTATTTTTGCAGCATATGAAAAGGTAACTAAGTTAGCTCCGTTGGGTTGCCCGACTACACCCAACAATATGAGATTGTGTGATTACTATATTGCTTCGTCATCATATTCAGTGTATCCAGGAGCTAAAATTTATGATTATGTTTCAGACTCAATTTTACCTTTAGTTATCAAAGCAGGTCCTCGTGTAGTAGAACTTGATATTTATGCAGATGAAAACGATAAACCTGCAGTTGGTCTTAAGAATCAAAAGTTAGGAACAGATTATGCATATAATACGGTTTCTTTTGATGCTTGCTGTGTTTCAATTATTAACAATGCATTCAATAGCGTAAGTTGTCCTGTATCATCTGATCCATTTATTCTGAGTTTAGTGTTTCATACCAATAAAACAACTGTAATTAATGCTTGTGCTGAAGTATTGAAGACAACATGCAGAACATATATGTTAGATAGCACATACAGTTATCAACGCAAAAATCTATCTGTCGAACCTATTTGTAACCTTCAGCGTAAGCTAATTATTGTAAGTGGTGGAGCAATGAAAGGAACACTTATGGAAGAACTTGTGAATCTTTCATGGTCAACATCAAGTTTGCGTCGTTTAACCTATTTGGAAGCGGCGCAAAGTTATGATCATGAAGAATTAATTGAACACAACCGTAATCAGATTACAATGGTTGTTCCAGATATTGGTTCTGATTTAACAAACTTTAATCCTCAAATTTTGCTTACATATGGATGTCAGTGGAATATGATGAACTATGGGTCTGTTGATAGTATGATGGAGTTATATATTGGTGAATTTCAGGAGAATAGTTTAGTTCTCAAGCCGGATGCGTTACGTGCAATTGCTCCTAAGAAATATGCAAATCCACAAGAACCAGACCCATCTGTTTCTTTCCAGCCCATGCAAAAGATTTCTCCAATCTATAACGTGACTGTATAAAAACTCTCTTATACAATACAAAAATGGCAAACAAGTGGATTTCTCATGTAAAGAAGACGATGAAGACGATGAAGTCAAAGGGTACTTACAAGAAGGGTGATGGGCTAAAGAAGGTCATTATGGAGGCAAAGAAGTCCTACAAGAAGCATGGTGGTGCTGAAGTAGAGGAAGAAGTTGCCCCTATGGAAGAGGTTGGTGGAAAGAGACATCGCAAGACTCAGCGTCGTCGCCGCCATCGTTAAAAAATTCGGTATGCTTAACATATAAAGACAAATGGGAGGTGGCTTATTACAACTAGTTGCCTGTGGCGCTCAAGATGCATACCTAAGTGGAAATCCCCAAATTACTTTTTGGAAAGGTCTCTTCAAGCGTCATACGAATTTTGCTATGGAAGCCTTCCGTATCAATTTTTCTGGACAGTCCAGTTGGGGAACTAAGCAGAGCGCAATCATTGGACGTCATGCCGATCTGCTTTACTCCACATACCTGGAACTTGTTTTACCTGCAAAAGGCACGGATGGCAATACTTTTAGCTGGAACAACGACCAGGCTCGTTTAGGTTACAATTTTCTCAAGTATGCTGAACTAGAGATTGGTGGACAGCTTATTGATCGCCTGTATGGTGAGTGGATGTTCTTATGGGATACGTTAACTTCAAACACGACACAGTCAATTAAATTACAGTCAATGGTTGGTGGTGGTCAAGTACCAGGTGCTATTACCTTACCTGATAACCTGTCATGCATTCAGGGAAATGGAAAGTCTGCGCTTCCCAATGTATTCTATATTCCTCTGTCATTCTTCTACACTCGTAATGCAGGTGCAGCATTACCTCTAATTGCTCTTCAGTATCACGAGGTAAAAATTAACTTGCTATGGAATGATGCTCAGCATATTGCAGGTGACTTTACCAAAGTAACAAAGATCCCTCAGCCTACTCAGGCTGCTATTTATGTTGATTACATTTATTTAGATACGGAGGAGCGTCGCCGTATGGCACAGGAGTCTCATGAGTACCTAATTGAGCAGACCCAGTACAACGAAGATAAGGGTATTTCGTCATACAACAATCGTATTGACCTGACATTCAATCACCCTGTAAAGGAACTTGTATGGGTTGTACAGCCTACATCATACAATAACTGTAAGATGGCTGGAGGTGCCACTCGTCTCAAGCCGTTTACATATGATCAGGCTGCAGTCTACAAGCAGTTCATTCAGATTAACGGACAGGACCGATTTGATGCTCGTTATGGTGATTACTGCAACAAGGTTCAGCCCTTCCAGCACCACACTGGAACTCTTGGCACAACTTATTTGAACTCCGGAGTTGTTACCAGCGTACAGCAGCCTGGTGTTTATATGTATTCTTTTGCATTGAAGCCTGAAGAGCACCAGCCTTCAGGAACATGCAACTTCTCTCGTATTGATACGGCAACAATTGCCCTCGAAATGAGTGGAGCCATCACAATTGATGAAATGAATGATAATACTTGGGATATTCGTGTCTATGCAGTGAATTATAACATTCTTCGTATCATGAGCGGCATGGCAGGATTAGCTTACAGTAATTAGTAACTTCGTAAAATAAATTTAAACCATTTATTTTTTTTCACTTAATTTAACCTGCTTCATTTTTTCAAGATAAAGTATAGCATCCATTAGCTCTTCCTGAGCATGTTGTACCCACTGCAAAAAATTTAAATCAGTTCTATCCAATGTAACTCCATATTTAAGTTGACCAATTTCAGCTCTCTTTTGAAACGCAGATACGACAGCAGATACTATGCTATCATATTTGGGTTCCATTTATATGTATAAGCTCGATGTATGTAGATGAAAAAAATTATTTAAATTCATTTATACGCCATAGCAATTAATCATCTCTTGTGTGAGAATCTCATTAACCACATATGCATAAGTATGCTTTTCATCCCTTGCATGATAAATATAATCTTTTAGTTCGCCGATTTCCCAATCAAGCGTATAGTAAATTGACAACTTCTTATGAAGCCTATCAATAAAACTCAAACCATTATCATAATTCTCATCATTGCAATGATACTTATAATCAATGCTGATTAAATCATTCGATGTAATATTTACATCTGCAAGATATTTATAATTAAGCATCTCCTCCATCTTGTCTTCAGACAACTTGAGAACATCAAGAATGTACGTCATTTTTACTTTTATTATCAAAAAATATTAAAGATTTAAAATTCGTTTTTATATAATTACCACTCCATCATAATATCTTCCATCTTACACATGCCATTTTCTGCTTCCTGTGCAACTGCAACGTTTGCTGCCTTCAAATCAGTATCAAACATTGACATATCTTCTTCTGCTCCTTCCGGTAACTTTGTTTCGTCAACAAGGATATTCACAAATCCAGTTCCACAAGGAGGCTTCTGACCAAACATGATATTCGCAGATACACCCTTCATCTTATCAAAGTCTGCAGAAATTGCTGCATCAAACAGAATTTGAGATGTCTCCTCAAACGATGACTTCGCAAGAACACCATTATTGCTTTTCTTCATACCAAATCGGTCAACCGTTACAAGATATCCAGGATATGTCATAGTATCAATTAGAGTAATCATGTGGTGATAATTTACATACTCGGTTGTGAATACTTCCATAAACTCACGATACAAAGCCATTCTTGCCGTCTCAATACCAAATACATCCATAATCTCATGAACATCATTTGAGAATGACCGGAACGGATCTACACCATCAATTGTAGCAAGATCAAGCAAGTTAGTTCCGTCTACATCAATCACGAACTG